ATCATAGTATTTACTCTTTGTGTCCTCTAAAAAGTTACGAGCTTTCGCAATTTCTTCTTTATAAGCTAGTTTTTTCTTTTTAATATGTCGATCTTCATCTAGATCTTCATCCCAGGAAAAACTATCTTCTAATATAAAATCTATCTCCTCAGAATTTAAATGAGGTTTTACATTTTTATAATATTCTCTTAATAATACGTTTTCATCTATGTTAGTGTAGTCAGCATTTATTCTTACATAATCTTCTACTGTTCCACCAGTATCTTCCATGAAACTAACTAGTTTCTCTATATTTTCGGGAAGAACTCTTTCTTCTTTTACAACTTTTTCTATAACTGTTTCTTGAACAGGTTGTTCAGTGTCTTTAACTTCTATTTCTGTAATCTCCTCGATTTGAGGTTTTTGCACTTCCTCTTTTTCAACTTCATCTTTAGGGGTGTCGATCCGTACTGGTTCGTCCACTTTTGCGCTATCTCCGGATGATTCGCCCACAGATACTTTCTTTGTTTCTCCGATTGGAATGGCATCTTTCTCTTCTTTTTTAGGTTCTTCTTTTTTACTTAAATCCAACTTAGTTGTTTTAGTTGGTTTTTTATTAGCGAGTTTTTTAGGTTTTTTCTTTACTTTAAAATCTCCTTGCTCAAGTGTGCCATCACTTGCTTCTTTTACTTCTTCTTTCATGATAAGATATTATATAATTTAAAAAAATAATTAGGGGGCGAATTGTTCTAATCCAAACCCACCTAATGTGTCATTACCCGCAGATTCAAAATCAGTTGGTAACAAATCGTTTTTGCGTTGGTCAATCATTTGACTTTGTTGAGTAGCTTGCAACTTGGTTCGGTTGTCTTTTCTATCTTCAATTTCTTTTTCTCTTACAGACTCTGTTTCTGCTTTAGCTCGAGTTAATTCCATGTTAAAATTAAATTCGACTTCCATTAGTTGTCTTTTAATTTCAGCTTCTCGTTCTAATTTATTTATAGAAAATTGACTTTTAGCTTTTTCAATTTGAACCTCTGTATCTGCTATAGCTTGCCGTTTTTGTACTTCAGCTACAGCAGCAGCTTCAGCAGCTTGAGCATTAGCTTGTGCCTGTGCTTCTATATTAGCTAAATTAGCCTGTTGGTCAGCTTGTTGTTTTCTAATTCTTCTAATTTTTAAAACTTGATTAGCTAATTTTAAATTGTTTATGTTTCTTATATCTATAGCGTCTTCTAGATTAATTTGCCCTGATTGTAAAGCTACTTGAATATTTTCTTCTAGTTTTGCTTTTTCTTCTTCATCTGGTTTTAGTTCTAAAAATACTCCAAAGTCATATAAATTAAGATCGTATATATCCTCTAATGTACCTACATTATAACTACTTATACTAGATCGTAATGCTTCTTTAGTTAGATCAAATTCTAAACAATCGTTAACTCTAAGTGCTATATTCTCACATGCTTTTAATGTTAAGTACATACTTGCCTGAACTAAGTGTCTAGTAGCGGTATTAGAGTTAGCTATAGCTAATTTTTGTAACCCAACTAACGCATCTTTTGCGGGAGTACTTCCATCTCTAGCCTCGTTTAATCCAGTTACATCTCTTATTAATTGTAAATAATATTGATAAGTTTGTATTAAAGATTGGATTTTCCCTTGCCCACTAGAAGTAGCTAATTCTTGTATAGGAACTTTCCCTGGATTCATTCCACCATCTTGAGTCATTGATCTACCTATAATAGAACCAGTTTGGAAATACATATTTAAAGCTTCTTGTGGATTATAACTCGTTCCACTTCCTAAGTCTATTTCTGCTAATCCATCGGCATCTAAATATACTCCATCTGGAACTAATCTAGATAGTACTTGTTGTAACTTCAAATGAGTTAGTTGAATCATATCCGCAAATCCAGTAATTCGAGACACTAAAGATTCAATTCTTCCTTTATACATTCTAGGTGCACAAATATTATAATTCATGTTTACTTTTACTAAATTGGATAAAGGTCTAGTCATATTCTTAGACATCTCCCATTCTAGTAAATCATCATGACCTAATATTTTAGCTCCACTATATAATACTTCAATGGATCTAGATACTCTATCAAAATTGTCGTTTTCAGGTGGATTAAAAGTATCTGGTTTTTCTAAAGCTTTCTCAAGACCTGTATTAGTTTGTTTAATTTTAAATACTTGGTCGCTATACGTCTTGTATTCATAGTAAAGAACATATATACTATTACCATCATTTCTAGCATTATAATCCATTACGTATGAACTATTATTAGGATATTTTTGTATCCTTTCTAATTGTTCTGTAGTTAATTTTGGAAACTGTTTTTTCAAGTCTGCTAATCCAATTCTTTTAACTTCCCCAACATACCATATATCCTCAAAATTAGGATCTTCAGTATATGAATAAACCATGTTAGCAGGATCAACATAGTCTACTACAATACCTTCAGCTTTGTTAAATGAGGTTTTAATAGCTCCTATACCTAGTACAGTTAAATCATAATTTAATCTACGTCTAATAAGTTCATACTTATTATAAGCTAACGTATTATTAATCAACTCTTCTTCAGCAATTTCAATAGATTGTTTATAATCTAATTGCATGTGAACTTGTAGTTCTTCTCTAGTTTGTGGCATTTCTGGACCCTGACCACTTTGAGTTATATCTATACCTAAAGCTTGCTGAACTGTATCTCTAAACTGTTTAGTCTCTATATCTATTAGGATATTTTCAGCATATGCAGTTCTTTGCTTTAAAGAATCTGGGTCTTGCGCATAAGCTTTTATCTCATATATCTTCTCAGACATCCCATTAACTACTATATCTACAAATTTAGGTATAACTGGTATAGGTTTCCAATCTAGGTTTAGATAAGACAAATCTCCATTTATAGATAATTCATCTTTATATTTTTGAACAGGTTGTTCTGCTCTAGCATAAAGTCTAAGGTTTCTGAAATTATTAAATTGAGTAGAATATCTATTTCCCAATCCAGTTCTTACTCCACTAAACCAATCTCCTTCTATAGCTTTACCAACTTGCAAACCATAATCATAACTTTGTTTAACTTCATCAGAAACTACTTGATCTGGAAAAATACTGTTACTATTAGTTAAAATCATTATTTAATTATTGTATCTACTTATGCCTAAATGTATATGTTTCGTTGTTCTTTCCATAACAGGTTTATATTTATTCTTGTTACAAGCCATAATAGCTAAACCTGAGCTGATAGTTGCATCATGTTTTGTTCTATTATTTATATCAAATACAGCCCAATCTTCTAAAGTTCTTTGAAAATACATAGAACCAAATCTATCAGATAGTTGACCTACATGCTCTTCTATGTAACTTTCCACAGCGGCTGCGTGTGCTTGTTTAATGTCTTCACTAGAATTAGGTATACCACCTATTTCTTTTTCTGTAGTAGATAATTTGTTCCATATTTTGTCTGGACGGTTCATGCTAAAACCTCTATATCCTCTACGTTTTAAATAGTATAATAATCTAGGTTTGTTATTTTCACAAAGTATAGGCATTCCATAAAAATGTAAAGCCATTAAAACATCTTCAAAAAACATTTCAGCAGTTTGTGGTCTTGCTACATATTCTAAAAAGAATTCACTAGGTGGGGCATTTTCCATTGAGAACTTAGTTAAACCATGAAGTGCTCCATTAGATCCTTTACCATCTACTGTCCCTGATATATCATAACTATCACATCCAAAAGCTCCAACATGTTCATTTCCAGGATACTTCACTCCGTTATTTATTATCACACTATTTTGTAATGATTTAGGTGGAACCCATGAAACAAAAAATCTACCAGTGGAATTAGGTATAAATTTAACTAGAGTGTCTTTTATCCCATTTTCCCATATAAAACTACCTTGAGTTATAGAAGCTGAGTTATTTAATTCATCATTATAATCTATTTGACCATATATTCTTGTTAAATTAAATAAACTATTCTTAGTTTCATCTCTAAAAGCATGTTGTTCAGTTCTTGGGAATTGCCTGTAATACTCGTTTAAACTATCTGCATCATGTTTTAATCCATCAACTTCATTATCCCAGTGTTCAATTACTCCGATTTTAATCTCAACATTGTCAACTCCGACTGTTTTATCTTTTGGCGTAAGAAATACAGGTGATCCAAAAGTATCCATGAATCCTTCGTAATTCCATTCCATAGGGATGAATAAAGAATAGAGTCCAGAACTTGTTTGTCCGTTTCTATTTCTTTTTGTAACATCTGAATTGTAATAGAGTTTTTTGAAGTTGTTTCCACCTTTATCTAACGCGTTTGAAGTTGAGCCCATCATACATTTACCTACGATTCTAGATCCTAGTCTTAATGTAGTTTTTGTAACTCTCCAGTTATTTAATATATTATCAGGTCTCTCCCACTTACCACTTTCATCATG